GTCCGGTCGAACCGGGTGAAGACGTGCGTGGCGGTGCGGAACGTCTCGGGGGCTGCTCTGCTCCCGAAGCGGGTCGCTCGCTTCGACATCGACACCGCTGGTGTGGCGCCCTTCGCTCACGTTGACGGCTATTCGGCCGTGACCAACGAGGAGCGGGTCGGCGTGGTGGACGAGTACCTGCCTGCTGCGGGCGTGGCTGACAAGGACGTGTTCTGGCTCACCGTGGCCGGGCCGACCGAAGTCGCCGTTGCTCTCTCGGGTGCGGACGTGGCTGTTGGTGACCGTCTGTCTTGCATCACGGCCGTCACGGCTGGTGCGACGACTGCCGGCCGCGTGACGCCGTCGTCCGTGGGTGCCGCTACGACGGGCGCTGGCAACAACGGTCTGGGCGTGATCGGCCGGGCGTGCAGTGTCGGTGCTACCACCGGCTCCAGCGTCCTGGCGCTCATCAGCACCAACCATTGATTTATGCCCTGTTTGGGGCTAGGGGGGGCCTCTGACCAGGGCAACTTGGTCAGAGGCTTTTCCATTTTCTGGAAACTGGAATGAACGATCCGGCCATTCAAAACCTGGAATACCTGCGTCAGCTCATAGCCGAGGTGCGCGGCGAAGTTCCGTATCTGGACATGCTCCGGCTGCGGATGCTGCAAGACACCGGCATGGGCGTTGATGACATAGTGGAGGAGAGCTGATGATTGGGGCACCGCAAAACTCGTTTCGATCTCTGACGGGCGTACGGCCCGCGTTTCCAGGGCGGGCCAATTCTATGGCGCCGGCTCCCGCCGCCCCGCAGCCGGCCAATCCTAATAGCTTTTACAACGCGGCTGGCCAGCAGTGGATGGGCACTATGAGCTTTGCCCCGGGGACTTCTGGTGCGTACCGGGAGTGGGCCAATCAAAACGCTGCCAACCGGGCTGGCTATGTTCAGCCTGGGGGCACGGGGGCGGGTTTCGCGCCGCCGGCCGGGATCTTTGGCGCAGAGGCCGCCAATGCGAGAACACTCATCGACAATCAGCGTCAGCAGGACAGTTGGAACCAGCAGGTCGGCGACATCATGCGGCGCTTTCCAGGCATCACGCCACAGCAGGCGGCCGATGCGGCGCAGCAGGACAGGGCGCGCAGCGAGCGCGCTGGGCGAGAAGCGTGGATTGACCAATACGGCACGCAGGCCCAAAGGAACGACTTGGCGGGCACGCGCGGCAACCGGCAGTACGAAGAGGGCCTGCGCAATCAGATTGCCGACCAGCGCCGGCGTGACCAAGAGTTGATGAGCAACCCGCAGTCTTGGGGCGGGTCCATCCCAAAGTGGGACGGCAACAAGTGGACGCTGCCAGCCAGCAGCCCGGGCATGGCGCAGCCCATCCAGCCGCAGTCGCAGGGCACGCCGTACCAGCCCCATGTTTTGTACCCGCCTACTGGGCAAAACATGGGCGGCGGTGGTTACGGACAGCCACCAGCCCAGTCGGGCCCGCCGGCCCGCACGTACGACTGGGCGAAGGGCGGCGTCCAGCCGATGGGAGGGGGGGGCATGAAGCCGCCGGCATCGCTACCCCAGCCACGTCCGTACGACGTTATCAGCGGCGGCCTGCAACCCATCGGGCCGCGTCCGGCGCCACAGGCTGGAGGCTTTGCGGCGCCAAACAATGTGACGATGAAGGCGTATCGATAACGGAATGAAGCTGGTTTTTCCAAGGCGCACTAGGGGCGTGCAATGGCAAACATGTTTGGCGGGCAGTCGGGTTTCGGCATGCAGTTCGGCTCTCCATCGGGCGGCGCACAGCCTCCCATGACGCCGCAGGCGCAACGCCGCGCGGCCAGCGAGTACAACCGCACGGCTTACTTGCGCAACCAGCAGGCAGATCAGCAAGAGCTTAATGCGGCCAGAAATAGGTTTCCAGGAGTCGGCGAGAGCCAGATTAGGCTGCTGATTCAGGGCACGCGCAAGGCTCAGGAGGCCACTGCCAAGGCTGACTACCGGGCCGCAATGAAGGCCAATTCAGACGCGCAGCAGCAGGCCCTGTGGGCTGACCCCGCCTACAGCGCGCGGTGGGGCGCGGAGCGTGCCAGGAGGCGGGCATACTCCAACTACGCCCAACAAAAGTTCGGCGGCATGACGCCCGGGTTTATGCAGGGCGACCGCTACGCACAGGGGTGGGGCGGCTACTAACGCGCTTGCACCCCGAAGTAGTAATAGTGTAAACTTGTCTACCTACCCCCCGAGGTGACATATGCAGCAGAAGTTCCAGGTCGGCATCGTTACGTTCTCTTACGGCGGCAACGGCGGCATCTCCTCCGAAGTGCCGGACATCCGGGAGTGGATGATTCCCACCGTCCTTGAGGCCAACAAGGACGAGCGCATCGGCGGCATACGTATCTGGAACCTCTCCGATACGCCGATCACCATGACCCGCAACCGGGCCGTCATCATGGCTCGGGACTATGGAGTTGATGTCCTTGTCATGGTGGACAGCGACATGAAGCCAGACATTCTGGGCGGGCAGCCGGGGTCACAGCCGTTCTTTAAGAGCAGCTTTGACTTCCTGGTCAACCACTACGCCAAGGGTCCCGTGTGCATCGGGGCGCCGTACTGCGGGCCTCCGCCGATGGAGAATGTTTATGTCTTTCGCTGGAACAACTGGGCCAGCGAGAACCCGAACCCAGACTTCCAGTTAGAGATGTACGACCGGCACACCGCAGTGAAGCTGGCCGGCATCCAAGAATGCGCTGCGCTTCCGACCGGCCTAATCATGTACGACATGCGGTGCTTCCCACTCACGGAGCCGAAGACCGAGAACGACAAGCCGTGGTTTTTCTACGAGTGGAAGGACAAGTACCAAGCGGACAAAGCCTCCACCGAGGACGTGACGCAGACACGGGATCTCTCTTTGGTCGGCACACAGACGCTGGGATACAACCCTGTGTTCTGCAACTGGGACGCTTGGGCCGGGCATTGGAAGCCCAAGTGTGTGAGCAAGCCACAGGTCATCTCGGCCTCCGGCATCAGCGAGAAACTCAAGGGCTGGTGGGAGGCCAAGGTGGATCCCAACATCCGCCTAGTGGACATCCCGGAGCCGAAGTGGCTGAAGAGTGTCAACGTATAAGGCGTGCGTAGACTGCGGGCATTCGTATCCCGCAACCACCGAGCATTTCCACAAGTCCAAGGATGGGCTGCACGCTCGTTGCCGGGACTGCCGCAACAAGAAGCTCAAGGGCGAGCGCAAGCAGGTGCGGGACAAGCGGCTGGGGCGGATGGAGAAGGCGGCCGTTGACTCCTTCATCAAAGCCTCCCGCCTGGGCGGGGCGAACATCCCGCACTCGTCCGAACTCCTTGAGATCCTCATGGAGTACTTCGGTGGCGTGCGCGGCTACGCCAACATGTTTATGAAGCAACTTTACGACTCACCTGCCGGTGGAGCATTCCGCACCAAGATGCTGGACTCCGTGATGCGGCTGGTGGTTGGGAACACGGCCATGGGCGGGGCCAAGAAGCCGCTGGAGTTGATGAGCGAAGAGGAACTGGAGGCCGAGCTGAGACGACAGGTCTTGGAGGCCGCCATGAACATACAGAAGGTTGAGGTGATTGATGGAAAGACTGTGCCGAACCTGCCGTTGGTCGATCACCACATCGATGCCGGAGTGGCTCCGCTGCCACCGGATGCCCCCGGTGGTGAACTTCCCAACCGTGTCCCCGACTGACCACTGTGGCGAATGGTCTTCGCCCACCATCCAGCAGATGAACGAGCGTGCGAAAGCATCCGAAGATTCCGCCTCCGCCGAAGGCTGAAGGCCCTATCGGCGGGCTGACCCAGCACGCCCTGACGCAGATGAAAGATGTCCAGGCTGCGCTCACTGAGCGCCGTCTGGAGGCCCTGCGCTTATGGGTGCCGATGCCAAAGCAGGAAGCGTTTCACGGGTGCATGGCGAGCGAGCGTCTGGTGATCGGCGGCAACCGCAGCGGCAAGAGCGCCTGCACGTTCATTGAGGATGCCCGCGCGGCCACGGGGCAGGATCCTCATGGCAAGTACCCAAGAGAAAACGGCAACTTAGTAATCATCGGCAAGAACTGGCAGCACATCGGAATGGTGGTGTATCCGATGCTGTTTAAGGCCGGGGCGTTCCGCATCATCCGTGATGAGGTGACTGGCGCATGGCGGGCCTTCAGCCCATCCAAGGACGCGGCCCGCAAGAGTGAGTCCAAGCC